GCCGCCCTCGGTCATCCCGTTCGGGGACAGGAACAGGACGCACTCGCCAACGGTCGGCGGGTTCCATGTGCCAGTTTTCCCCGCGCGCAATTCAACGTAGGGACGCCAGTCGGTGCTGCCCTTCTCGGTGAGCCGAACGCGCACGAGCGGTGGGGTGGCGGTATGGTCGACGTCGGTGATGGTGCCCATGCGCACGACGTTCGCCATCTGGCGCTGCAGGTCGGCAAAAAGTTGCGGCGATTCGGTTGGTCCGGGCATGTGCCCACTGTGCCGAAACGCTCTCGCGTGCGCGAGCGAACGCGACGGTGCATGCGGTGGGCACTGAAGGGCGTTGCGCGGCGCCCTAAACCGTCAGCCGTTGGCGGTGACGTGGTGCAGCAGGATGTCGGTGACAGCGTCTTCGTCCGCGGGTGTGAAGCCAAGCAGCTCACGCTTCGCATACTGCACTGTGGGGCTGTTCGGCTTGCGCCAATCGACCTTGTCGCGCAGGCCGCGCTGGTGCACCCGCGCGATGCGCGCGGACTTCCCGCCGATAACGACGGTGGCGCTCTCGGCTGTCGCAGCCTTGCGCAGGTACTGTGCCGTGCGCAACCTTTCGAACATCTTGCGGCGGATCTCGCCTTTCTTGTTGCGCAGCTGCTTGCGCGGCTTCCTGGGCTCGTAGGGCGTGCCGTCTGCGTTGAGCTGCGCTCCGATGCGTTCCGCCTGGCTGCGGCGCAGGTAGGTCGAGATCTGCACCATGGCCGCGCGCCGGCGCTCGGGCGACAGCCCGGACATCAGCGGAGCGGCCCAGTTCGCCAGGCGGTTGAGCGCGTCGGCCACGATCAGCTTTCGTCCAGCGGGTGGACGCGCCATTCCGCTTGAAGGTCGAGCAGCGATCCGACGGGCTCGGCACCAGCGAGCACGGGCTCGCCGATGTGCCGGGTCGTGAGCCGGTTGATGCCGTCGACGGTGCCGCCTTGGACGGCGACCGTCTCGGTCAGGTCGATCTCGAAGCCGATGTCGGATGTGGCGTGATCGATGATCTCGACTTCGAAGCGGAAGGCCTTCGCGCGCCGCTCGGGGTTCTCGAAGATGTCGGGCTGATTGCGCTTGAGCCACGCCACGACAGGCACGACGATCACGTCGGTGCTGCCGGTCCAGTCCGTCACGACGATATTCAGCGTGTATCGGTACTCGAAAGACAGCGCTGGCGTTCCGGTGTGGACGATGTTGCCGCGTTCGATGAAGACCGTGAGCTTTTCCGGGTTGGTGGCCAGCTCCGGGCAGGCGCGGGTGATGTGGTCGCGCAGCAGCTGCGGCTTCTTCATCGATCAGTGCTCGTCGGACTCGCCGGGCTCGAAGAGGGAGCGATCGGCACGGATGACGTCGGCCAGGAGCCCGAGTCGTTGGTCGCGGTCGACAAGATCCGCGCGGAGCTGCTCAGCCACGCGTCGACCCTCTGCAAGGCTGGCGTCGAGTCGGGCCGCATGGCTTGCAAGACGGTCGCGCTCAACTGCGCCGGCCTTGGACATAGCGAGGTACTGAGCGGCACGCCCTTCGGCGGCGCGCTGCAGGCGCTCAGCATCAGCGATGCGAGCAGCACCGTCGGCAGCAGCAGGCGCTTGCACGGCGTGGAAGTCGTCGACGGCGCGGGTGACGCTGTTGGCATGGCCTTGTTCCTTGGTTCGGGAGGTGTTGGTCGCTTCGAGAGCGGCAGTGGCTCGGCTCTTGGTGTCGTTGTCCCAGGCCTGCTGCACACGCGCTTCGCCGTGGCTGTCTCCGATCCAGTAGGCGGGCAGGGCCGAGGCGGCGGCGATCAGCACCGCGGCGGCGACGGCGGTCAGCACGGATTTCATGACATGGACAGCAGGGCGTCGAGCGCGCGATTGCACCGCTCGACGCGGTCGGCGCGGCCGGCCATCGCTGCGCCGTTGATCCCGCGCGTGATGGCATCGAGCTGCCATCGGTCGGCGAGGGCGTTCAGGCCATTGGCCTTCCAGTACCACGCACCGACCAGCACAGCGGCTTCCGGTTCTGCGGCTCGGTCCGGGTTCTGTTCGAGCGGCAGGCCCAGGGCAGATCCTGCCGCGCGATAGTTGCCGCGGCCGGTGAGGTGCGGGAGGCCTCGGCCGCGGTAGTTCCAGCCGTCGCCGCTGGCCTCGCTGCCGTTGCCGTTCCGGTTGGCATAGACCCTGTTCGCGAGCGCCTTGGGCTGGCGCGTGAAAGCTCGCGCCTTCTCGACCTCGCGCAGCGCGGAGAACATCTGCGCGATGCGCGCCGGGTCGGTGTAGTACAGGTTCTCTTCCAGACGAGTGAACCCGCTGGTTTCGTGGCTGTACTGGCCGACGAAGGCGGCTATTCGCCGAGGCGTGTCGATCTCGAAGCGATCGAACGCGACGATCAGATGTGGAAGCAGGAGGCGCGCGACGGTCGGCGTGATGCCGGCGGCAATGAGCTGTGGCAGGGTGAGCATGGCGACTTCAGGTCTTGGCGATGGTGTCGGCGGTGGCCGCTTGCTCTGGCGTGGCGACGACGGGAGCCGGCACGCGCGGGACGCCGATGCCGGCGCGGATCTCGGCAGCGAGTTCGCCGATGTCGCGATCCTTGCGGCGTTCCAGCCACAGAAAGACCGCGGCCACGATCCACGGGCCGGGGATGCTGCACAGCACGAACACGCAGCCCGTGATGACGAAGAATCCGGCCTCGGGCGGGAATGTGGCCAGGCGGGCGAGCGCGGCGCCGGCGGTGAATACGTCGGGCTTGTGCTGCATGAGCAGCACGAGTGCGATGGTGCCCAGGATGAAGGAGCTGGCCAGGCAACCCATGACGCGATTGATGAGGTCGTTCCACGCCTGGCCGGGACGCAGCGGCACGAAGCGGATGCCGAGCCAGAAGGCGATCAGGCTGGCGATGACGGGCAGTGAAAGCAAGGCCAGCTTGTAGCCTGCAGCGGTGCCGGCAGCTGCGGCCGTGGTGGTGGGCTCGGTCATGGTGTGGTGTCGTAGGGTTGAAGTGGGCATGGCGATGTCTCCTAGTCCCAGAGCTGCACGGTGTCGATGCGGGCAGCATTGGCGGGGAGGTCCGGCAGCACGACGACGAGGCCGATCGGCAGGATCGGCCCCAGGTCCGCAAGGCCGGGATTCATTCGGTACGTTGCCTCGGTGACGCCCGCGGTTGCGCCGAGGTGACGCAGGCACAGCAGATCCACCGTGTCGTGCTGCTGGGTGACAACGGTTCGGGGCATGGCTAGATCAGCTCGACGGTGGTGCGCGAGACGCCCAGGATGTCGCGCACGGCCCATGTGGCATCCCGGCGGTGATGCTCGGCCTGGTCTTCGCGCGCTTCGTCCTGGTCCTTGCGGCGCTCGCGTCCGGTGGTGTCGTAGTCGCTGTAGCGCTCGATCAGGTTGGCCTTCGCATGGCAGTGCACGGCGCGGCGGAAGCGCTGCACGTTGATCGACTCGCCGTCGACCTTCAGGGCGGGCACGGCGGCCAGCGAGGCGTGGCCTTCTTCCTCGCGGCTCTTCGCCCAGTCGGCGAGCTGCCCGATGGTGGCCGCGACCGCTTCCTGCACGGCCGGCAGCAGGCGCTGGGGCGTGATGGTGCCGTCCAGGCGCATGGCGTCGCGCAGGGCCGCGAGGTCGATCTCGGGCCACCATGCGCCCGCTGTGACCTTGCCCAGCGGCGCGGGGTCACTGGGCGGCGTGGTGCGCACGAGGGACGGGGCTGCAGCGATGAGGGACATGGTCGGACTGAAGGTCTCTGGCTTGGTATAGGTGGGCGGTGGCCGTGGCGCGTTGTGGTGATGGCTCAGCCTTTCACGCAGCGCCACGGGCCGCCCGGCACGCGGGGGTGCTCGGTTGCGCTACTTCGCGGCGGCGCGCTTGCGCGCGGGGGCCGTGGACTTCCTCGCCGGCGCCGCGTTCTTGCGGCTGCTGGCCGGCGAGGCCGTAGCGGGTTGTTCGGGTGAGGCGGTGGTCGCCGCCTCGGCTTTCGGCTCGACGCTCGCGCCGGCCTTGTTGAGCGCTCGCTCGACGCGCTCGATGTCCTTTTTCACGCCGGCATTGCTATCCAGCTCCAGGGCGCGCTGCAGGCGCGCGAGGGCCAGCGACAGCGCCCCCGGTTCGATTGCGGAAAGGTCGGGCTCTTCTGCCGTCTGCACCTTGCCGAGCGCTGCATAGGCAATGGCCTTGTGCAGCTTGGCGCGGGCCTGGTCGGGCGCGTCCTGCTCGGCCGTCAAGGTGTCGGCCTCGATGAGCAGCGCTGCCGCCTGCGCCCGTGCGAGGGCGGGGTCATCGTCGAGCGGCACGGGAGCCAGATGCCGCACGTTCTCGGCGTCGAGCAGCACGAACAGGGGCGACCATTGGCCCTTGAGGTAGGCATTGGCCAGTTCATCGATCACGATGGCAGCCGGGCTGCGCTTGTAGTCGTCGGCCATGGCCATGCGATGGCGGATGACATAGGCCGCGATATCCAGGCCCAGGCGGTAGGCGCCGGCGTCGAACGCCCACACCATCACCGTGGTGAGCACCTGATCGACCGCGCCCCGGCCCGTGTCGATCGAGGTATAGATCCAGTCGAAGTATTCCGGCAGCAGCCGGGCCTTCATTTCGGCGCGTCGCTCGTGCGACTGGATCTGCGACAGGCGTGTCTTGTCCTGCGAGAGCTTGACGCGCATGAGGCCGTAGGCGTCGCCCTGCAGCTCGACCCCGTAGGGGCTGGCGGCCTGGGCCTGTTCTTGCAGGACGCGCGCGCGGTGGCGCTGTGCGGGGCTGAGTGGGCGCATGGTGATGTTCCGGGCTGGTGGAGGAGGGCGCGGGCGGGGCGGCCCACGCGGTCTTTCGTCAGACTTTTGGCGCGGGCCTAGTCGGCGATCTCGATGTGTTCCACGAGGGCGGCGCTGCCGTAGTCCTCGACGACATAGGCATCGTTGGAAGACTCATAGTTCTCGATCTGGTCGCGCTCGGGCACGTCCTTGATGTTGCGGCGGCGCGCATCGCGCTGCCAGTACATCGACAGGTTGCTCAGCTTGGTAACCAGCACCGTGCCCGCCGGGAAGAAAGGCACGGTGACGGCCTGCAGGCCGCCCACGCGTTTCTGGCTGATGACGATGTCCGCCGCGAGCGATTCGGTCGGCGGCTGATCCTTGTTGACGAGCGGGAAGTACTTGTCGTGCATCAGGCCGCGACCGACCACGGCCACGAGGTCCGGGTCTTCCTGATTCCACGGGTCGAGCATCGTGATGGCGTCGTAGACCACGGCGTCGAGGTTCGCGTAGTCGCTGGTCGCCTTGTCGGCGCCGACGATGACCTTGCCGGCCTGCTTGCCGCCCTCGGCGAGCACGTTCTCCGGTGCATGCTCGCGCATCTGCTGCAGCCATCCCTTGTTGACGTCCTGCAGGAGCGGATTGGCGGCGAGGTCCGTGGTGGCGGCGATGCTGGTGCCGTTGAAGCCGATGCAGATGCGGTCCAGTGCCTGGCGCCGGAGGATCGCGTCGCGCAGCAGCGTCTGGAAGTTGGGAAAGCCGGCCCAGGCGTCGAGCTGCGCATAGCGGATGGCCGTGTCGAAGTTGGTCTGCACGCAACGGTATTGGTTGTCGTCGAGCGCCGCGACGTTGCGCGGCTTGCGCGTGAGGTTGCCACTGGTGTCGGTGCGGCTGGCCACCGGGCCGGTGACGCCGACGCCGACCTTGGCGGCTATCTGCTCGGTGACGCCGATGACGTTGATGCGCTGCAGGAAGGCACTCGACTCCTGCATCTTCGCTTCGAGGGTCTGCTGCACGCGCGGCACGACGTTGAATTTCTGAACGACGCTGGCGACTTCGTTGAGGGTGGCCAGCTGGGCGAAGTAGGCGTCGAGGGCCTGGCGGGTTTCTTTGCGCATGGTGTGTGCTGCCTGTGTGGTGTTGCGGATGAGGTGATTGCAGTGGGTCGACGTGGCTCAGCAGTCGGTCTTCGTGGTGCCGTTGCCGCCGGTGGCCAGCGGGCGAGTGGTGCCGCTGGGCGTGGTGTCGAGGACCGAGTACTTGGCCTTCAGGTCGGCCACGGTGGCCTGCAGGTCGCCGATGGTCTTGTCGCGAGCGGACAGCTTCTGCTCGGTGGCGGTGACGTGGGCCGCGAAGGCGTCGCCGATCTGCTCGAAGCCTTCCGCGATGGCGGCGAAGCGCGCGTCGTCGGTGGCGGTCTTCGCGCCGAACTTCGCCAGGGCGCCCGCGACGGCCGCGCGGAATTTGGCCAGGGCGCCTTCGTCGGGTGCGTCCTCGAATTCGAGGGTGAACTCTTCGGCGGCCGTGAAGAGGTCGTCGGGCTTTTCCTTGCGCGCAGCGAAGGGGTTGGAGTTCGGGTTCTTGGCCGCGAACTCCAGCATTTCGGTGCCGAGGCTCGCTGGGTTGTCGGTGACGGCCAGGCCGACGAGATAGGCCTTCTCGCTGTCGGCGAAGCGCGGCCGGACTTCCATCGATGAATAGATCTTCTGGCGCTTCTTGTTGAGGTCGACCAGCTCATCGGTGGGGGAGATCTGCGCGAAGAGGGCGAGCTTCTTGACGCCGCCGATCTCGACCTCGCCCGTCTTTACAGCGGTGACATCGCCATAAGCGCGAAAGTCGCTGTTCGGGCTGTAGCCGCGCATGTGCTCAATGTTGACGCGGGCGCCATAGAGGTTCGGGTCGTAGCTGGCGGCGATCTGTTCCAGCATCGCGCGGTCGATGACGCGGCCGTCGCTGGTCGCGCCTTCGACGGCGACGCGGAAGAACTTGGAGACCGGCTTCTTTGCTGGTGTGGACATGGGGTGGCTCACTGCTGGTTGAACGGGGAATCGCGTGGTGTTCGCGATGCGGTGAGCCAATGGTGTCGGCGCGTACGTCCGCTCTCAAGCCGCTGCGCATGTGGCGGTGGCGGGCACTGTTGGACGTGGTGGCGATGCTTCGCGCGCGCGGGCAACCTCGGCGGCATGCCCCTGAAATCCGCTGCGTCCGGCCGCACTCGCCGGACTGTTTCTGTCGCTGCGAAGAAGTCCGCGTCGCACAAGCGTGGACGGGCTTCGAACGTCGCCAAAGTGGCGGCGCGTGCTGCCGATGTTGGCAGCGTTGCGAGCACTGCGGCGGGCCAGATTGCCACGTTGACGCCGCAGGCGCAACCCCGCACCGCGGCGCGGTTCCTCGCGTGGACAGGCTGGAAGGTCAAGCAGATCGCGGAGCACCTGGGCGTGCCGGCGTCGACGGTCTACGGCTGGAAGGAGGCCGATAAGTGGGATGACGCGCAGCCGCTTGACCGCGTGAACGGCGCGCTCGAAGTGCGGCTCATCCAGCTGATCCTGAAGACCGAGAAGACCGGCGGCGACTACAAGGAGATCGACCTGCTGGGCCGGCAGCTGGAGCGCACGGCCCGCGTCGAGAAGTATCAGCAGACGGGGCGCGAGGGCGACCTGAATCCGAACATCGCGGCGCGCAACGCGGGACCGAAGCGGAAGCCCAAGCGCAACGAGTTCAGCGAGGACCAGATTGCGCTGCTCGAAGCGAAGCTGCGCGAATCGAACTTTCCGTTCCATCAGACGTGGTTCGATCAGCAGTACCAGCGGCTGCGCGCGATCCTCAAGTCGCGGCAGATCGGCGCGACGTTCTATTTCTCGCGTGAGGCGCTGCTGTCAGCCGCGAAGGAGGGGCGCAACAAGCTCTTTCTCTCGGCCTCGAAGGCGCAGGCGCACCAGTTCCGCAGCTACATCGTCGACTTCGCCAAAGAGGTCGACGTCGAGCTCAAGGGCGAGAACATCAAGCTGTGGAACGGCGCCGAGCTGATCTTCCTGGGCACGAACGCGATGACGGCCCAGTCGTATCACGGCGACTTCTACTTCGACGAGTTCTTCTGGGTTCCGCGCTTTCGCACGATCAACAAGCTGGCGAGCGCGATGGCCTCGCACAAGCACTGGCGCAAGACGTACTTCTCGACGCCTTCGGCCATGTCGCACGAGGCCTATGGCTTCTGGACCGGCGACGACAGGAACAAGGGCCGCGCGAAGAAAGACCATGTCCGCATCGACACGACGCACAGGGCGCTGCGCGGCGGCGCGCTGGGCCTCGATCGGAAGTGGCGCGACATCGTCACGGTGGAGGACGCGGTCGCGCTGGGCTTCGATCTTTTCGACATCGCCGAGCTGCGCGAGGAATACAGCGTCGACGAGTTCGCGAACCTGTTCATGTGCCAGTTCATCGACGACAGCCTTTCGCTGTTCACGCTGGCGCAGATGCAGGCCTGCATGGTCGACAGCTGGGAGACGTGGAGCGACGTCAAGCCACTATGGCTGCGGCCCTACGCGCATCACCCTGTGTGGATCGGCTATGACCCTTCGGACAAGGGCGATGCGGCGGCGCTGGTGGTCGTGGCGCCGCCGCGGGTGCCCGGCGGCAAGTTCCGCATCCTGCACCGAGAGCAGTTCAAGGGCTCGGACTTCGAGGCCCAGGCCGAGGCTATCCGGCGCGTCACGCAGCAATACAACGTCGTGCACATCGGCATCGACAAGACGGGCCTTGGCGCGGGCGTTTTCCAGATCGTCGAGAAATTCTTCCCCCAGGTGAAGGGCTATCAGTACAGCATCGAGGTGAAGCAACGCCTCGTGTTGAAGGCGCAGCAGGTGATTCACAAGGGCAGGCTCGAGTTCGATGCGGGATGGACCGACATCGCAGCGTCGTTCATGGCCATCAAACGCGTGCTCACGGCCAGCGGCCGGAATGTGACCTACGACTCGGGCCGCTCGGAAGAAACAGGACACGCGGATCTTGCGTGGGCAACGATGCACGCGCTCGATAACGAAACACTCGCCGGCGACGTCGTCGGCGGCAGCTCTCGCATGGAGATTTTTGGATGAGCAAACGCAAGGGCAACCTGGCCCATCGATCGACGCACGCCGTGCCGCTGGCCGACGCTGATGCAGACCTGATGACACAGCCTGGCGGTGGTGCCGTCGCGGCCTTCAGCTTCGGCGATCCCGAGCCGGTGAGTCGCATCCAGTTGCTCGACTATGTCGAGAGCATGTTCAACGGCCGTTGGTACGAGCCACCGCTTCCATGGGAAGGGCTGGCGAGCGCGTTCCGGGCGTCGCCGCACCATGGCTCCGCGATCTTCCTGAAGCGCAATCTGCTTAAGACGATGTTCATCCCGCACCCCCGGCTGTCAAGCGCGACGTTCGGCGCGATGGCGCTGGATTTTTTGGTTTTCGGCAATGCCTACGTCGAGCAGCCGCGCGCAGTCACCGGCCGGCCCCTGGCGCTGCAGCACGCGCTGGCCAAATTCACGCGGCGCGGGGAAGAGGCGGGTCGCTACTTCTTCGTGCGTGGCTGGCATCAGGAGCACGAGTTCCCCGCCGGGTCGGTGTTCCATCTGCGCGAGGACGACGTCAATCAGGAGGTCTATGGCCTGCCCGAGTACATCAGCGCGCTGCAGTCGGCCTGGCTCAACGAGTCGGCCACCATGTTCCGGCGCAAGTACTACGCGAACGGCTCGCATGCGGGCTTCATCCTGTACCTGTCGGATGCCCAGGTCAGCACTACCGATGCGGACGCACTGCGCGAGGCGTTGAAGGGGGCAAAGGGGCCGGGCAACTTCCGGAATCTGTTCCTGCATGCACCCGGTGGCAAGTCCGATGGCTTGAAGCTGATTCCGGTCAGCGAGGTGGCAGCGAAGGACGACTTCGCGGCGATTAAGAACGTGAGCAAGGACGACGTGCTCGCCGCCCACCGCGTGCCGCCGGGCCTGCTCGGCATCGTGCCGACCAACGCCGGCGGGTTCGGCAATGCGCCGGACGCGCTGGGGGTGTTCATCGACAACGAGATCCGGCCGCTGATGCAGCGCTTTCGGGAACTCAACGAGTGGGCAGGGGAGGAACTGGTGCGGTTCGTCGACATGCCGAGCGTCGCTGCGACGGCCTGAACCCTCGTCACACAGACCCAAGGGCGCGCATAGCGCCCTTTTTTTTGTCTCGATGTCTCGGTGCCCTGCCGCGCGCCGTTTCGGCCCATGGCGGGCCTTCCAGACGCCTCGCCGTGGCTCTCCTGAGGCCGGGGGCCGCCCACCCCGGCGGCGGGCCGTCCGTGCCCCCTGGCGCGCGGTCTAGCCCCCACCGAGCCCGCGCGCTTTGGGTAGCGGTTTTTACGGGCTCGTGTTCCTTGATACTGCTCCTGTGCCTGCATGGGCCCAATGATGATGTGGGGCCCGTACCGGCTCCGTCGGATCGGGCAGCAGGTTTGCCATCGCGAAAGCCAGCATCAGCAGCTGCACCAAGAGCTCCCTTACGGTTTCCCGTTTTTACGTGTTCTGGGCTTGTATGTGCGGGGAAGAGGGACTCCTGAGGCCCATGGGAGTTGCCTCAGGCGAATCAATGCTCTCGGGGAGCAGCGGATCGGGTGTATGTATCCGCAGCACGAGGCATCATCACGCTCACGCGCTACCCGTAGCCGCGCTGATCAGCCGACTTTGTCGTATACGGCGACCCGCTGGCAGCCGTCTACTTTCGTGCTTTGACCATGTATGCCGTGGCCGCTAACATCAGAAAATTGTTGAAAGTTAATCAAAAAGCATATGAGTCTTGATTTTTATAGGCTAGACACAGATACCGTAATTGATGGTTTTGTTGTTACCGCATCGACTCAATATCAATTCGCGCTTGATAATTTTGTTCCGCTAATCGGCCGTTTGGATATTCAGCGAGATGCATTAAATACAAAATTTTATAATCGTCTCGAAGATGACATCGTGCGAGGCTGCGTGATGCCGCCGATCACGATTGCGCTGATTCATTCGTTTCCCGCCAAAAAAAGAAATCCCTCCGACATCGAGGAATTTATCTCCAAGAATATCGAGAATGCATTCGTTCTGGATGGCATACAGCGCTTGAATACTTTGCGTCGCGCTAGTGAGCGAGATGGCTTTGATTTTAATCGGGCCATACATGTGAACTTCGTCATCGCAAGCTCCCGAGACAGGTTGCTTTATCGGATGATAACGCTCAACAACGGGCAGAAGCCAATGTCGGCGCGGCATCAAATTGATGTGTTGGCCGATGCATTTTTTGATTTTGATGGAATCGATTTAAAACTTGTTGCCGAAAAGGGAAAGGGCCGGGTTCGCGCGCCAGAGTCGTTCAAGAAGGCTGATTTTGTAAAAGGCTATGTTGCCTATCTGAGTGGATCAGTCAATATTGATAATCAAAAAATTATTGAAGAAAAGATGGACGAGCTGATCGCCTCGAAAATCATCGATTCAGACATCCCTACTAGTAATGTTGAGTTCATGGATGTCGTTGAACTGGTCAACAAGTTCAGCAAGTCGGACGATTTGCGTGATTGGATTAGAGTTCAGAATAATTTTATCGGATTTTGTGTTGGTGCAAAATCATCGGCCGCCGGTCTGAAGTCCGTAAAAGTTAACAGTATTGCGGAGTCTCTTAATAACTTCGAGCAAGCGTTCTCTTCGATCAACGTTAGTAAAGTTAATCTTGGCAAGGTTCGTCGCGAATTAGTTGCCTATTTTTTCCAAAATTACGCGACACTAAGTAAACTGGATGAATTCGAACTTCTGGATAGAATCTCTGATCGGATCTGAGCGTGCTTGTTCAAGTATCCGGTACCAGCGTTGGAGCCCTGGGAAATATTCCGAAAAACGCCGAGCATTCATTCCAGTATTTGCTAGTCCGACTTCTTCTAGGAACTGCAACAGCATCTAGAGGGAGTACGCGTGCTAAGCAGTCTATGGATTATTCCTCGCTCCCGGCATCTACCCAAACTAAGACCCCAGCGGTCGCAGTAAAAGATTTCCTTGTGAGTTATGCGGTCGGCGGCAGTGTTGCTCGCTTTGTAAAGCTGACTCGCGCAGACAACCGAGATTTCTATAGAGACATACTTTCTGAATTTCTCAATTACTATATTCAGGCGGCACGAGGGAATAATACAAGTGCTTTCGTCTTTCTTTATAGAATTCTAGAAAGAATCTCCTATTCAGTCCCCTTGCTCTACACATCTACGCAAAGCGATTTTCGAGGCACATTCAAGGATCTCAAAGCGATTCTTAATGCCGATGTCGAGGGTGAGCTTGGGTTATTTAAAAAGTTTCTTGGCAAGGGTAAATTTATTGATCCCCTTAAACTGCAGGTTGTTCAAAAGGTTTCACTTTCGACGGCCGCAGGAGGTGCTGCTTACTACGACTTGACTTGCAATAGATTTTCCAATTTTTCGAGCAAAGATCCTGCAATTCATCAGGTTGAGATTAAATTCTCTGATATCCCTGAATTCCTAATAACCATAAGAAATAGGTTCTTCCATCTGCGTACCGGTGATGGGAGGGAAAATATAACAGCCAATGAGATGCTTGATTCCGATGAGTATTTCGGAAAGATAAATCCTATTATTTTGAGCTTTTTGGCGATTGTGACTCTTCAGACTATTTCTGCGAAGTACCACGTTTAATAAGTCGTGGCTGCGTGTCGAAGTAATTGAATAGGCCTTGGTCGAGGGGCGCGCGTCGGGTGTCACTTGAATTGCAAACGAGTGGCTGAGATCTTGCGATTTCAACCTGGGTCATGACGTTCTCCAGCCGCGTGCGCTAACAACTCCAAGGAGAGCGAGCTGGGCAGGTTATGACATTCGCAAAACCACACTTGATAGCACCAGCGCCCTGAGACATGTTCTGCGCCGGCGAAGCTAATCGTGTCGTTCGCGCAAGCAACAATCTCGGGGCGCCACAGGATTCCCAATGGCGGCACGGGGTCGCCTGGTCGGGCGTGCCAGAGCCCGAGTTGCAAACGGCCCTCCACCGATTGCAGCAACAGCATGCCGCAGGCCCATTCCTGATCTACAAACTCGCGCGTGCTGAGCTTGGTGCCGCCTCGGTAGCGGCGGCGCATCTTTACTCGCATGCTGGCCTCAGGACTTCGCCGCAGGCTTGGGCATGAGCCCAGGCAGCTCATGCATCACTGCGCGGATGTGGTCACCGGCATTCCGGTCCCAGTCGCCGTACAGGTCACCGATGCGCGCGCAGCGCCCGGCGACCTCATCGGCGAAATCACGCAGGGTGGGGCGCATCGGATCGTCAGGGCCGAGTTCACCGGCCCTGCGCGCCATTTCCACCAGCTCAACCTCAATTTCCATCACGTACTCACTGGGGCAGGGCTAGAAAGGCAGGCGTCCATAGAGCGCTCTGATGCGGTCGCCAGCGTTACCCTTTTTCGGGTGCCCGAACCCGTCGGCCGTCGAGGCGCACAGCTCGACGACATTGAAAGCGAATTCCTGCAGGGCAGGATCCAGCTTGTCGCCATTCATGATGATCTCGGCGCGCATCGCCAGCTTCTCGAACTCTCCCGCAGGGTCGCGAACGAGGTCTTCGCTATCGGAGCTGCAGTTCTTGAAATGGACGGCGGCAATCTCTTTGGCAGGGTGGCCGCCAACGACCCTATGCAATGCGAGACCCTGGGAGAACAAGCTCTCGTAGTCTCCGCGGCCTTCGGCCAGTAGTAGCCATTCCGAGGCGAACAGGGAGGCCCAGACGACGTAGCTCGGCTGCGGGGTGATTTCAGGCATTTCTAGCTCCTAAAAGTACTGTATGGATTTACAGTATCTTCCCAGGGTTTATGACCGTCAACAGATTTCCCGACGCAGAATGTCAGTCATGTGTACTCGTTACATATCCCCCGAGGATCGCGAGATTGAGGCGGCCTGGTACATCGGCGCCCGCTCGGCCGAGCGCTGGCTGCGCAGCTTGAACCCTCTGCGCAAGGGGCCCTTCATGCGCCGTGCGCGGGACGTGACCGAGTACGAGCGGGAGCTGGTGGTTGGGCAGTGGGGGATGATTCCGCCCTGGTCAACCTCCAACATCCCTCAGACGAAGCCGCGCAAGGGCGAGGTGAAGGGCAAGCGCCTGAGCACGGTCAACGCGCGCACCGACCGCATGGAAAAGTCGCCGACCTACGGCAGTGCCTGGAAGAAGGGCCAGCGCTGCATCATCCCGGCCAGCAGCTTCGACGAGCCGAACTGGGAGTCCGGGACGAACCAGTGGTGGCGCTTCAAGCGCGCCGACGGCAGGCCCTGGGGCATCGCAGGCCTATGGGACACGTGGACGGACCTCAAGACCGGTGAGGTCTGGGACAGCTACACGATGCTGACCATCAACGCGAACCTGCACCCGCTGATGTCGCGCATGCACAGGATCGAGATCGACAAGGCGACCGGGCTGGAGATCTTCGACAAGCGCTCGGTGGTGCCGCTCGAGGAGCACGACTTCGACCGATGGCTGACGTGCACCGTGGAAGAGGCGCGCGACATGCTGATGCTGCCTTCGCTGAGCGTGATCGAGGCCGGCCCTGCGGTCGACGATGCCGGGCCCGCGGCGGACGAGGAAACGGCCGAGGTCTAGCTTCCCGGCAGGCATTCAGGCGAAGTCTGCGCTGCGAGCGGGGCGTTCCGAGACTTCAGGGCTGTTCCTCTGTCGTCGTGCTGCGAATGCCTAACTTCTCAAGCCATGGCCAGCCAGCGTACTTGTCGTTGCGGTGGCGGATGTGTGTGTAGCGCCGCAACGAACTCCACGTCCGGTGCCCTGAAACACTGGCGACGTTGGGAATGTTCCAGCCCAGCTCGAATAGGCGGCTGATGCCATCGTGGCGCAGGTCGTGGAAGTGCAGATCCTCGATGCCCAGCAGAGTGCAGGCATCGGTGAAGACGCGGCTGATGGTGCCGCTGTCGTACGGAAAGATTCGGCCCTTTTGCTCCGGTGCCTTGCGTCGACTCAGGATGATCGCCAGCGCCTCGGGCGTCAGGTCGCACCGAACGTCATTGCCTGACTTCTCGCCCGGGTGCTTCATGTCGCGAACCCAGATATCCGGGTGCGCCTCGTCTAGATCCTCGAAGGTCTGCCGCGTGATCTCGTCCTGGCGCCGCGTGCTGAAGATCGCGTAGGCCACGATCTCCTGCATGGGTATCGAGCCCTTGCGACGGTTGCCGAAGAGTGTCATGAGCTTGTCCAGCTCATCGAGGGTGGGGCGCCGATCGCGCTGCCTGGACTTCGATGTGAGGCCGAGTGCCTTGCAGACCTTGCGCGCGTCGCTGATGACCTGAGCGTCGAGCTGGTAGCCCCAGGCGGGCCGAGCTAGTTGGTAGACCGCCGAGATGTGCGACAGGTAGTTGTCGGCCGTCTGCGGCAGGACGCCGAGGTCTTTGGCGAACTGCACCCAGTCCGCGCTGGTGATGGTCGAGCCGCGCCGCTTGGCGAGGCTGGTGGCCGCCACAGCGTTGAGAACCTGGGCTTTGGTCTTCCCGATGCCTTTGCGGTATTCGGCGACGTACTTCTGGATGGTTTCGGCGAACGTGGGGTCGGGCGCCCTGAGTTTTGCCAGCGCGCCGGGCTGGGCCAGTTCGGCTTCGCGGGTTTTCATCCAGAGCCGAGCGGCTGGCTCGCGATCGAAAGTCTCGGTTTCGCTGTGAACGACGACACCGCCTTCCTTGATTCGGACGCGGGCCAT